GGAAGCGGCGGCGGGGCTTGGGGTGGCGCAGTTGCAATCGTCATGTCTTCGCCCTCCTCCTCGGAGTAGGAGCCAACGATGACGCCCGGAAACACGGTGCGGATGCCCTCGGCAATGCAGCGCGAGCGCAGCATCTGGCGCGGATACTTTGTCCATGTCGGGTTGCCGAGCAGGCCAGCCTTGCGGCCCATTTCAACGGTCCACTCAACGATGACGCTGCCACCAGACTGGTGAGAGAACTTGCCGACCACCTTGGTTTCGGTGTACTCAATCCATTCAACGCGGCCGCCTGCGGCTTGGAAGCGGGCCAGCATGGCATCGGCTTTCAGCGTCGGCTTGCCGTTGATGATGTGGTACTCCTGGATGGCCTTTGCCGGGTGCAGGTTCTCGGCCTGGGCGATCAGCATCAAAGCCATTGCCTGGTCTGGAGTCTTGAATCCAAACAGGCCCGAGCGGGCCACGCTGACGGCCATGCGCTCGATTTGGTCGACGGGTACGAGTGCGGTCATGTGAGTCTCCGAAATGGGGCGGTTTCCCGCCCCGTGGGTTCAGTCAGTCAGGCCAGCGTTCTCGGCGCTGACGGAAACGACGCCAGCGGTCTCCACAGGCGTGCCAGCGGCCATCAGTTCGATGATGTCGTCGTGCGACGCCAGACGAACCTGCAGTTGCGGCATGCAGTGCCCGAGGGCGCCGGCAGGCGTGTAGGCGCGGACCAAACGGTCGTCGCCGTCCTCCTGCGATACGACGTAGGTCTTCAGCGTGCGCGTGTAAGCGCGCTTCGTTGTGGTGACGGTTTCGCTCATTGCTTGCTTTCCGCGAGACGCCGCAGCGCCTCGACTTGAATGCCGACCTGCTGCAGGAAAATCGTGATCCGGGCTTCCAGGTCGGCAATGAAGCTCGGGTCACGTTGGATGCGCTGAACGTGCAACTGCAGTTCAGCGGGCATCCGGGGATCGTAGGAAACGAAGTCGCACCACTCGCGGCCGGTGATCCAGAGTTGCCCCTGAATCTGCGGGATATGCTCGTCTGGCATGCCCCGCAACAGCGTTTCGATATGCACGGCGCTGTTGTACGGGCACTTGATCTCGATCAGCCCGTCCCAGTCCACCAGGCCGTCAGGCGAGCATCCGGCCAGCAGGGTGTCGTGGGCAACGAAGCCCGTTTCCTCAACGCTGGTGCCGGTCGTGCGCTCGTAGGCCGCACGCGCTGCCGGCTCCTGCTCGGTGCCCCACTGCATCGCTGCGGTGGCGTAGCGCTGGGCCGGCTGCTGCGTCAGGCGCTCGACCACCAGTTCGGTGCAGTAATCGCGTTGGGCCTGCGCTGGGGCGCCGGATTTCAGCGCGGCAATGGCGTCCTTGAACCGGCTGGCCGTGGCCTTGCCGATGCGGGCGGCGTACCAGTCCGCATCGCGCTGGGTGGCGGTTTCGAGGATCACGTTGCTTCTCCAGGCGGCGGGAGCCGCTTTTGTTGTCTGTCGGATGATGGCACAGAAAACTCTTTGATGGCATCCTGAAAATCCCTAGTCAACACATTTACGAGGCGGCGCTGAACCGCCTGCTTGTGGCACAAAATCGGGTCTTCAGTCACCACGCGGTCTCCGCGACGCGCCGAGCGCAGAATCTTTCGCATCCCGACCCTGCTGCCAGCGATGCCGATGTCCACGCGCTCCTGCGCATTCAGGGCGCGGTAGCCGACGCCGTGGACCGATCCGAGATCGACATCGTGGCGGTCCAGCAGCGTCTTGCGCCAAGCGGCGATCACGGTACGGTAGCGGTGGCCACCGATCTCGACGCCCAGCACATCGGCCACGGCTTCGTGCGTCACCTCCCAGCCCACGGGAGGGGCGCCGAACGCATCCAGCAGCTTGCGGACATCGGCCCCCGTCGGGGAGCCGTTGAACATGACGCCCTTCATTTCACAGGCTCCTGATGGTGGCCTTGAACATGCCCCAGCTTCCGGGCGTCTTCGATCCGGGGCGCCAGTCGCCCAGGCCCTTGTAACGCCCGGCCAGCGTCAGCACCTCGGTCAGCACGCGGTCGGTGATCTGCTCGTCCCAGACGTTGATCGTGCCGCGCAGCGTCCAGCGGTCGAAGCACGGGCGCACGCGGATGTGCTTGGCCGCGCCGATCTTGGCGCGCTTGACATGCAGCTTGAAGCCCAATTCGATGGCCTTGGCTCGGTGCGACGCGAAGTCCTTGACCTGCATCAGCGGCCTGATCTCTGACATCGGCACGGTCTTGCCGTCGATGGTCAGCGGCCAGAACGGCTCCGCGACCATCATGCCGGATTGGGTCTGGCTCTTGAACGTTTTGTTGCCCTTGGCGCCAGGCACCGGCACCATGCTGCCGCCTTCCATGATGCAGCGCATCAAGTTGTCGCTGGGCATCGCCACGACGTTATCGTCGTGGTAGGTGCTGCCGATCCAGCGGAATGCGGGGCTGCGGTCGTCGCCGGCCTTGCTGATCTTCTTGTTGGCCGCATCGGCCTTCCATTCGTCCATCATGTCGGACCATTCGATGTTGTCCTGATGCATGAGAAGCGGCGTGTCGCCAATGATCTCGATTTCGTAGCTCTTCATGTCGTTGCTCCAGTTGATGATGCGCAATTGCGCCCTTGCCGCGCCGAGCTATGCCGTGCCCTGCCTTGCCGCGCAAAGCCTAGCCTCGTTGGTGTTGCCACCGGGATGACCAGCACGCCAGTCAACCCGCTGTAAACAGCCCTTGCCGAACCGAGCCGGACCCGGCCACGCCTCGCCATGCCAAGCCTGACCACGTTGGTGCAACAGCACCGGGAGAGGCGGCACGCCGCCCTACCCGCTGCATTCGCAGCCCTTGCCTTGCCTAGCCGCACCCCGCACCGCCCAACCGAGCACAGCCAAGCCACGCAGAGCCTCGCCATACCGGACCTAGCCTTGCCGCTCCTCGTCAACGATGCTGATCTGCTCGGGCTTGTCCTCGGCCGCCGGGAACAGCGCGATCTTCGTCTCTCGCCCGTCGGCCTCCGTCAGGATGATGTGCCGCCAGGTGTAGCCCTCGGCACTGGTGCGACGGTCAGCGCGCACGCTGACGATCTGATGGATGTGGATGGTGGTCATGGCTTCCTCTCAGAAATCGTCGTAGAACTCAGGCTCACGCTCCCCGAGCGAAGCCCACAACTGATCCTCAATCTGCTTCAGCCGGTCGGCGTTGTCCCGCAGGAAACGCGACTGCAGTTCGTACCGCGCCGCCTCGGACTGTGCACGGGTGCCGGCCAGCAGGCAGGCCAGCAGGGTATCGACGCAGACAGAATCCATGTCGTCCTCGCGGACGTTCACGGTGTCGAAAGCCGCGCCCTCGCGGGCATGCGAGACGACGCTGAGCCACATCTGCCAGTCTGCTGGGCAAGCCAGCAGGTGGTCGCGGGCCTCGCTGGTCAGCGGACTGTCGTCGGGGAAGGGCTGGTTGCCGCCCCAGGTCTGGGGGTCACCGGGTCCGTAGGTCGTGTACATTCGTCGCTCTCCGTTGTCGCGCTCGCATCGGCGCGGACGCATCATGTCACCATATGGCCCAGTCTGTCCAGCATTGGACAATCCTGACAATCCTACAGGGTCATTCTCGGGAGGTTGACTCGGCGGGCTCGGCGGGCTGACACTTGCGGCCCCAACAGGAGGGCACCATGAGGCCACAGGAACGAAGGGCGCTGGAGGTCGTCGCAAGGCACCAGCCGATCAGGGCGATTGAAGTCGCCGAGATGGTCGGCTGCAGCAAGAAATCAATCGGCCGCGCCCTGTGGGTGCTGGCAGGCGAGGGGCTGATCGAAAAGATCGGCGCCACCAGAAACAGCATCCAGTGGACGCTGACGGCCAAAGGCGCGGCAGTCGGCAGGGAATCCATGCGGCATGCGCTGAGGCCCTATGAGCAGGCTCCGAGCGTCTGGGCGTATGCGGCGCGGTGCGCGCAGGAGGCGAAGCGATGAGCGGCGGAAGCATGAACTACATCTACTCCAAGCTGGAGTACGAGGCGACATTTACCGCAGACACGCCAGAGCGTCGGGCGTTTGCCAAGCATCTGAAGCTGGTGGCGAAAGCCCTGCACGACATTGAGTGGGTTGATAGCAGCGACTACGGACCCGGCGACGAGAACGCAGCGATCCGCGCGTGCTTGGGTGAT